GATCGTCGGCAGCGTCAGATGTGTATAAGAGACAGACGCAATAACGCCTGTGCTTTAAACGTACACACCCGCATGTTGGTATAATTCGGTCCGAGATCATCTATCGTCAGAGGAAGATTTTTCCCGGCGCCGGCACGCTTCACCGCCCATGCGTTATCTTCTGATACATTCCCGGTATCACGCGTCCAGCTCACATCAGCGTCAAGTATATGATCTGTCACGTCACGGTTGTACAGCTTGCCGGTAATATATAACGTTGTGGAAAAAGTCTCGATATCAAAATACCACCCCTTTGTGCTGCCGATCTCTATCGTAAATTCCGGGTTCCCTTCCAGCATCGCCCATCCGACCGCCGCATATTGCGGTTCGTCGGCTGTTCCCGTCATCAGGCACTTCCATTTGCAGCCGTAGTGCCAAACCGTGTCCGCCCGCTCCTGCGTATTGGTGTAAGGATTGTCAGAGGACGCGACTTCGGCCGACCAAAAGCCACGGTCCACCAGTTCCTGTACGGGCAGTCCCTGCCAGTCCACCCGGTAAAGTTCACCGAAGATGCCGGCACGGGCGAATATGTACGAGTGCTTATAGTTGACGGGGAGATTGTCGAACAAATCCAAATTGGGCAAACGCCCCAATATCATGTAATAGTTGTTCTGTTCCAAGACAGGCTTCGTTACTCCTTCCAGCCAGACAAGACATTTATCCGTGGTGGCGGACAAATACCAGTAGCTTTGCCTGTCCTCATTGAAGGCGTTTCCTCTTCTGGTAATGATCGTCAACTCTGTGGGAGGATAGTTTTTACCGCCCGGCACCTCACTGTCCGGGTATGACAACACCGAGATGGAGTTGGCCGGGACATTCTTGGACAGCACGCGCATCCACGAGGCGTAATACTCCCCCGTAGAAAAGAGGTTGTTTACAATCCCGTACACTATATCACCCTCCTGGAATGCGGTGAAGTCATTCTCCCAGCGCTTGCGCAATTTCAGGGTATAAGTTCCGTCGCTCTCTAAAGCCACGGACTCAATGACTCCGTTCTCGGAATATGAGGTGTCGCCTTCCTGCGCGTTCAGACGGTTATAGATGATTTCCTTGAACACTGCGGAGCCGCGTACCTCAAGACGCTCGAACTGACCGCGCCCGTCAGGATAGATACCGGCACCTTTACCGGCAATCATGGAGTCGATGAACTTGCCGAACTTCAATAAGAAATTTGTTCCGTCCGCTTGATCCTTACGAAGGAACATTACTAAGGAGCGCAATGCGGAATACACGTTATGGTCTGTCGCAGGGGTGGAGTCGTGGCTTCCGATCACATACACACCGCTGCCACCACCGCCCGTATAGGTCTGTCCCTTCAGGGTAAGGCTCTCAACCTTTTCCTCCAGCTCCCCGATACGGGAATAGGCGGCGGTTTCCCCGACAGTATAAACAGGTGAGTCAAAGGAATAGTCAAGATTGAATTCAAATCCGATAACCCTTGACTGTCTTCCGTTCTCGAAATAAGCCTTGTTGATAAGGTTGACCTTTTGACCGATGCCATAGAAATTGTGAATGCCATCCTCACGGTATGCGTCATTTGACATCATCGTGCAGCCATAGGTACTCGGGTCTATCTTGGATTTGGCAGCGTACTTTTCAGTCTTTTCCTTCAACTCCTGCTCGGCGGCACCCACAAGCCCCAGCTCGGTTATTTTCGTACTGTCCCAGCCGGAAAGCACATATTCATCTCCATCCTGGGGAAAGAGCACATCACCGGGAAGCGGTCTGCCATAGTCCTCATTCCTGACTATCTCCCAAAGCTGTGCCTCAGGGTTCCATCCGCCATCCTCCAATATCTCCGGCTTTCCCTCAGGATTGAACTTCACGGCAAACTCCAAACCGTTGAGAAGTCCGGACGCGAAACGTATCCTCAGCTCCTGACCGGGGAGGATATATTTCTTGGAAAAGTTAACACCCGTGTCCCTAAAGCGGTAGGCATTCCATTTTTCCTCGGTGGTTGTGCCGTCCTCATTCTCCACCTTGTCCGTCACTTCGATAGTGGTGACATCCGACATGATGCCCGTTCTTCGGGGATAGACTTCATCGAAGATAACCACCTGCTCGACGGCTTCCTCGGTAGTCATATCAGGATAAGCGTCAATGTAAGGAGTGCCTTCGGGCAACATTAAGCGTTTTTGCACCACGCCGTTCACAACCACAGTCTCGTCAACCGGACGGTAGTCAGATGGGATATTCTTTGTTGAACCAAAAGCGTAGATACGGGTGGCATAAGTGGACCGGGATTCTGACTGTGACATTTCCTGCACGTTTTTCCCAATCTCGAAATCCACCGCATCGCCAGACTCACAACGTCCGAAATGGATGATGTTTTCAGTCACCCAGCATTCGCAATCCCATTTCTTTGCCATAGAGAAGCAAGCGTCAAGGATGTTGATGTTATCGTAACTCATCAACTGGGACTTGTTTTCGACTGTGGAATCAATGGAGAAAACAAAATCCTGTCCTTTGTATGTGTAACCAAGAGCTTTCAAATTTCTAAGGACTATACCGGCTTGTACGTCAAGCGGGGCGGTCAGGTTCCAGGACGCCTCCTGTCCGGCCGTTTCCGGGGTATATTTGAAGATTTTGTTTTTCCATTTCCAGTAGTAGGCGTCAAGCTGAAGCTCATAGTCGTATGCCCCGGTTTTACGGTTGTACTTGGGTTTGTACAGATCGCATAGTTCGAACCGTCCGAAACGTGTGTCCTCCGTCCAGTCGCCCAGTTTGAAAAAGACAGGAGATTTCAGAGAGAACTTCAAAAGTATAAAGTCCTCCTTCATCAGAGTGAACTTACGTTTGCTGCTTTTTCTGACAACATCCTGATAACATGGTGTACCAGCTGAATTTCTGATCTCAATTTTCATACAATATCTTTCCTGTCGCCCGGATTGGGTTCTTTGAGTTTGACCATAAACTTACCCCGGCATTTTCCGTAACTTCCATACTTGCCGCAAGACAGATAGTACAGATTGTAAATCTTTCCCAGTGCCGGGATTTTCAGTGCAATTTTACCCTTTACCAGTTCGGATACAAAGGACGAATATTTATCCAGATAGTCACTTTGCGAGTTTCCCGTAATAAAAAAAGGCAGGGTGAGCTCCCTAGAATCCATCTTGCAGATCTCAGGCGATGAAGTAATCTGTATGCCATGTTCCAACCTGCTGTCATTTTCGATATAGTCCTTCACAGGAGGGGGTGTCAGTATAGCCTCCAAAGCTCCGTCCATCAATTCCGCACCCCATGTACTCCAGATATTCCTGCCATTAATAAAAGCATTCCTCTCCATAATCACATTCCTTTTGTGTTTTTTTCTATCTCGGCAAGAGTGTCGTCCATGCCGCTCAATATGCCGGTATATTTTTCAATTTTCTCCAAATGATCGTTGCATTCATGCAATACATCGCGCATTTCCGTGACACACACCGAATGAGCAGCAAGTTCCTTTGCCATATTCAATGCTGCCGTGGAAATAATAAGCATATTCGCATTCATTTCCGTTCCTTTGGTTTCCAAACGTACATTAGACTCATACATGGCTGTCAGCCGTCCGCTGATCTCCTCACCTGTTTCCTGGCTCATGGTGGTGGAATATCCTTTGGAAGAGGATTGGGAATAAGAGTCTCCGGATGCGTCCCATCCGAAGATATCCGCCAGACTGTCTCTCTCGGCCAGCACTGCTTCAGACAACTGTTCCTGCATCTCACGCAATGCATCAACCTCATCTTTCGTATAACCATCCTCACCATATTCTGCCCAGGTTTCATATAGTTTTCTGACCTGTTCCTTGTACTTGTCGGCCATCATGGCTCTGATAATGGATTTGCGGAGCTGTTCCTCCAGATTCTCGGCCAGTTCTTCATTTCCGTTCTCCAGATCGGATATCATCTCCCAGTAAGAATCCTCAAAACTGTCAAAGGATATACCGGTAACCTGTTCCTTCACCGCCTCCAGTATTTCCTTTTCCGTTTCGCCATATTTGATGATATTTTCCAGATGGTTCCTGAACTCTCCGTCCATAACAGACCAGAGGCCGGCATAATTCTCCCTGATGGACTGCAAGACTTCCGGGGACATATTGATCATATCTTTCATCTCGTTGAACGTCACACCGTACTCCCTGGATATCTCCCCAGCGACATCACGCCAGTTCTGTCCTTCCCATTTGTAGGAGCCTTTCCACATCCTGTAGCCCTGGCTGTGACTTCCGATACTGCTGCCGGCACTCAGACGTGCCTCGGCAAGTTTCTTTTGTACATCCAGCTCGTTTTTTGCAATATTCAGAGCTTCCTCTCCGGCTTTGGATGCTTCTGCACCGTAACTTTCATTTATATATGCCTTTTTTTTGTCAAGCAGCTCGTCCCAGATATCCAGTAGATTATCATACTGCGCCACCATCTCATTATAACCGGAATAATCAGCGCCATGGAAAATACCACCGGCCCCCTTGATCCCAAAAATGGACCCCACCGTATCGAAAATTCCTCCTACGGCATTGCTCACAGTTTCCAGTATATTTCCCACGAATTTGTCAAGCCCCTGGTCACCGATTTGGTCAAGTATGGCCAGGATGGCAGCAATAATCCCGCCTATCTTCGATCCGGATTCCGAGAGTACGTCAACCAATGACCCGACACTATCCCCGAATGAGGAAAGACTTACATCCGCCTCCCCGAGCTGTGCAATGGCATTGGTGACTCCGGTTATATTGTCTATAGCCTTCTTTGATGACTTGTCCACATTCGTTTTCGCATTCGTGACATTCTGGGATGCTGTATTAAGCTTTTTCTTCGCCACCTCCTGCTCGGCATGTGTTCCACTTTCCAAGGACATATTATATTCATCCTGAGCCTTGGTCAGTTCCTCCTGAGCTTTTCTCAGATTGTCCAACTGGTCTGGAAGATCACCAAGCAGTCCGCCTTTGTCAATAATGGCGGATTGTATCCCGTCTAAAGCTTCGTCAACAACCTTTTTTTGCTCTACAGCCATATTCTTATACTCATCGGATTCACGGAACAGTTTCAACTGTGCCCTAACTTTGTCAAGCTCTTTTTTAGACACCTTACTTAAATCCCCGAATATCAACTCCCAATTGATCTCCTGCTTCAACTTCTCAACATCCAGGGCCGACAGAGCTTCCTCAAACTCCTTTTGCAGGGATGCGATCCTGCCTGCATCAGACTCACTATCCATCAAATTCCTGTATTTGCGCGTCAACGCTTCCTTTTTCCCTTGGAAGGTGCCGTATTTGATCAGATATTCGTCCCATGCACTTTCCTGCTCACGCAAACCCTCTTTCCTCTGACGTCTGGTGGTATTGCTGATGATCGTGTCAAATGCCGACGTATCCACGGACACCGAGTACGAGTCAAAGGATTTTTTCACATAACGCTTGTCCTTTTTCGCCTTCAGTTCCTCCTCGGCCTCGAACTTTTCTTTCTCAAATCGGATTACAGCCTGGATATAGTCATCCTTCTGCCGCCGCAGAAGCGATATCTCCCTGCGGTTGTCAAGTTCCCGCTGTGCCAGTTCCTTTTCAGCCCCGGCCTCCATAGCATCAATACGGGTTTGGGCTATCCGGTATTCCAGTTCCTCCTCCTGACGCTGACGCTCCTGCAAATGTTTCTTCTGCAAGTCCTCCAGTTTCACACTCTGCGCATTAACCGCATTGGCTTTCTGAGGATCCACCTGGATATCCGTCTTGCCGGAAAGAATGGTGCGGGCCATGTCCCTGTACTCGCTGTCCGCATTTTTTTCGTCTGCAAGCCATGTTTCCAGCTGTTTCTTGTTCATCTTGATGAACTCATCCCGCATCTTGATCCTCTTCTCGTTGTCCTCCAGGGACTTCTCCAGACTCTCACCCCGCAGTTCCCGGATTCGGAGCTCAGCACCCTTGATCATGTCGCCATACTTCCTGACATCATCATCAATACGTGCCAGTGTGCCCGGAGTATTATCGAACCAGGAGGTGGAATATCCGGTATTGCTCATGGAAGAAGTCACATACACCCCTCCGGCCTGCTGCGCCTTCAGCGCGTTCTGGTATTTCTTCCTGTATTCCTCCAGATTATTCTCCTCTTCCTTGATGGCTTCCCGGTTCATATATTCCAACAGTACCTTCTGCTGCCGCACGAACTCCCTGGCTTTGCCGCTGGAAATATCCAGTGCCTGTCCATATTCCCCCACTTTGGTTATCACTCCGGGAATATTGTCCGTGATTTTGGTGATGATGGAATTAAGTTCGGCCTGCTCATCCGAGGATAGTCTGGTCTTGGTCTTCAGCTCATCATACCGGTCCAGCAACGGCATATACTCGGAATAAAGGCTTATAACTCGTTCCTTCTGTTCATAAAACTTTTCATTGGCGGTGGATACTGTTGTATTGACAGTTTCAGCCATTCTGTTTTTCAAGCTGATCCATAAATCTCCAAGCCAGGACAACCGTCTTCCTAGTTTCAATTTGGCATTTTCCAACCTTGCATCAGCCTGAGCAGCCTTGTCAGATGCGGATACATACAATCCGGATTGTGTTAGCTGGCGGTCTATGATATTGGACACCCCTTTCATGAAATCACCAGTTTTGGCAACCTCCTCATTGATTTCTGCGGCGGAAAGTCCTAGGTTGTCCAATATAAGAAGCGACTTGCGCCCCAGACCGGTCACAATAGAGTCTGTCATATATTCCACACTTTGGCCGGTCTGCTGCGCCTTCAACTGGGCGAATGCCAGATATTTTCCCATATCATCAACCGGGATCCGGAAATCCTTTGCCTTGACCGTTGCTTTCATCAGCTCAAGATCCGACAAGGTTTCCTTAGTGGCAGTACGAAGGTTTGCAAGAAGATCAGGGCGGTCCAACTTCTCAAATGCATGAAGAACTCCGTCAGCCTGAATGGCCACCTCCACACTTTCCCTGACAAATTCCTTTGCTTTGGACATGCCGTTTTTGAAAAAATCAAGGGCAGCCGCTCCGGCGGACGCAAAAAATCCCACCACCATAGCTTTCATATTCCCCAGTTTCAGGAATGACCCGGAAGTTTCATTGGTTCCGCCACGCAGACGGGCCATCGCCTCTCGTGTTTCCTCCAGCTGCTTTTCCAAACGGGCATATTCTTCCGGATGAAGGGACTTGACAGTATTGTCCAGCTGTTTTTGAAGCCCGCGGGCCTCTTTGGCCAGTTCCGCATAAGTTTTCTCGGTGCTCTTCATGGAGGAGCGGAGAATCTTCACTTTCGCATTATTATCGGATATGGCTTTGGAATTGGATTTCAGCTCTGCCTCCAGACGTTTGTACTCATCGCTGCCTTTCTTGCCGGAGGCTACCAGTTCTGTCATCGAATTGCGCAAACCATCATTCGTCCGTTGCAGCTCACGGGAGGACGCGTTTAGACGGTTCAGTTCCTCACGGGCCTCACTGGTATTCAGGGAGAGGGTGAACTTTATATAATCATCTTTCAGTTTCTTGTTCATACGGTTACTTTTCAGCAAAACTAGTAACCGGCAAGGAAGGGGCAAAGGACGGGAGAAACATGAGAAGCCCCGCATGTCCATGGACAACGGGGCAAAATATCAATGAGGACGGTATCCGGGACGATGCGCACTGTCATTCCCGTCCGGCCAGGGAAACAACTTCTCCAGCCGGTTGCGGATCTCCTTGCGGAGTGAATCGGACATGCCCGCTCTCAGATCAGGCAATGCGTTGTTGTACACTATCCCCCATATCTGACGGTTATAGATACGGAGATCGCGTTTCTCCCGCATGTCAAGAAAACGTATATAAAGAGGGTAGCCCGTTTCCAGCATTATCGGATCCACCCCCGTTATCTGGAACTCGGCCGCCGCAAGACGGTCACGCAGATGACCTGTACGGCCAGGCACAATTTTATCCGGGCGGAATCTCACCTTAAGTTGTCTTCCTTCCCGGTAAATACCTCTTTCCGCAATATCCAACTGCCGTTGATAAATGGTCTTGAAGTCACGGGACAGGGTTCTTTTGAAGAACTCCTCCCTCACAGGGTTCCATCCGTCACTCATTCCGTACCAAGTTTAAACGACACACTCCAACCGCTGTAATCCGTATAGAATCCTGTTTCCGGGGTAGTGGTCATCCGGTCAAGATTACGCATAAGACAGCACCCCCTGTTCCTGTCACCACGCATCACATTCTTGATGCTCTCGACAAGGGGCTGTGTATCTTCCAGCACCCGAACCGGACCACGGCGCTGCATATCCATACGGTCCATCAGAAATATAAGGCACAAGTTATCCTCCTCCACATTGTCCGGATCCGTACCTGTCTCCTGTGCGGACGGTACGACCACGAACAGAACCGGAAGCTCGTCAGAACTGATACTTTTCAGACAGTCGCTCATGTCCTGGTCCACATTCACTACTCTGACGGAATGTATGCCTGGTACACGCCGCATGACATTCTCATAATACTCACGATAGGTTTTCAAACTGATCATAGGCTCTATCTTTTGGAATGTAATTTCTCAAACTTCTTTCTGTAAAGGAAAATAAGGATATCCCAGAACGGTGTCGCCCTCACCTCTGCATAGTTCCCGAATGCCCCGTTCTCAGCGATATCCATTCCAATGCCCGTCCAGCCGGTATGGTCATCCGCTTCCGGCTTCTCATCTTTTCGGAAAAGAATCCGCAAGTCAACCGTTTCACCGTCAATTTCCAAAGGCTCCTCCCGGATGATGGCGAACACATTCATAAAAAACAGATAAGCATGAAGGCAGAGCAGAATTGGCGGTTCCGCACCTTCCCTTCCCGTATAAAGAGCTTTTCCGAACTCCCGTAATATCATGTCCCTGTCGCCGCCACCCTCATCACCCATCCGTCTTACCAGTGCCATGCACTTGCAGAAGGTGTCAAACGATACCCCGTTGAGCATGTCTTCCGGTCCGTGAAAGCCGTTCCATTCCGGAAGGAGGTTGATTCCGGTACTCAGGTCCAGCCGGAAAGATTTTCCCTCACGAATAACGAACGGATCCGTCAGGGACAACAGTGCCAGCGTTTCCTCCCATGTGGATGGAGGAAGATGCCCCATATCAACTGGGAGTGCCAGAAAAAGAGACAGAATTTTCAAACGTATCCCGGGTTCCGACAATATATGCTGGTTAGCCATGGTGGCGATCTCCAGATAACGGTAATACTGGGCAGGTGTCAGTTCCTCAAGCGTTTCCGGCACACTCACTTGTCTGTTCTGATAATATATTACACGCATAAAAATCAAAAGGTTATCCCCTTGCTTTGAAGCGTGGGGCCTGAAACATAGAAATCAACCTCCTCAGGCGCGGCGTCCAAAGCCGCCACCGTATCCTGCAATTCCTGAAGATACCGGTCGGCATCGGCCTGAAGACTGTCCGCCACACTTTTCCGCGCCTCTTTCTCTGCCCGTAACTTTTCCTTTACAGTTCCGGTCTGCTGCACCTGTACGATACCTTCCGGAATAACCTCTACAGGCAGGCGATCAACCGCTTTCTTGATGGCCAACAGTGCCAGAGGTCGCTGGCATTCCTCCAAAAGAGTGTCACATACGTCCGGATCCCTTCTGACAAGCCAATCAAACCGCTCCTTTCCGACAACAGGCAGAATGTCTGTACGCTGTATTTCACGCAGGATGGGAACCAGTATGAGAAATAGACGGTGGCTGCCGATATGATAGAACTCGTCAAACTCGTCCTTGGTACGGATGAGCAATCCGTCCATCTGTCTTTTAGCCAGGCTTTTTTCCCAGAAGTCAAACTGCTTCTCCTCCAAGAATCCTACCAGAGCATCCACCGACTCATATGCCAGATTAAGTATGTTCATTTCATCCTTATATTCCTGAAGGGCAGTCAGCCCCTTCTCATTCTCTCCCAGTTTCCTCTGCCTTCCGCTACCGCCATGCTGTGCATCCAACGTGGGAACAACCTTTACCCATGCGAAATATGCCACGGCACGCTGCGCCATGAATACAAGTTCCTCTTTCTCTGGATCCAGGTCTTCATCCCAATAAAGGTCGACTATCGCCGAAAGCACGTCCGCCCCGATAATACAGGTCAGCTGGCGTGCGGCCAAAGGCAGTACCGGCTTCCACTTGGAATAGTCCAGGCTGTCGGAAATCATTCCCAGCGCCACAACAAGCTCCTGGCGCCCTTCTCCGTTTCTGTCGAATATCATTTTCATAACTTATATATTTTCTTTCATACGGTTTCCCGGCGACACGTTCTCTTCCTGACTCACCACATTCCTGTACAGTCCGATACGTATATCTGTTCCCGGCCAGTTAGCATTGATATACTCCTGCACCGGCTTGCAGAGTATCATGTCCGGAATAGCCGTTTCAGACGCATTGTAGACCTTGATGGAATACAGTTTCTCGCTTCCACTGCTCAGTTTGTTTTCCAAAATGAGGTTCGCCAGCACCGGATCAATTCCGAACCCGGAGGTGGCAGCAGCGTCAGCCTTGTTGCTGATTCTAATCTGTGCCTCGATGTAATCCTTCACCTTCTTATCAATAGGAGTCACCTTCCATCCCTCAAAATCGTTGGCTTCATCGCTCCAGAACCGGGTGGTGTGCATATATTTTCCCACATTCTTCATCCCGGTAATACCTCCGGCAAATTTCTCCATGCATTCATCCTTGTAATCCTCCAGCATCTTGGCCGTATAGGTTTCCCCACGCTTGCGACATACGGATTTCAAACGTTCCTCCGCCTTGTCCCAATACCCTTGTGGAGATTCTATATGCAGACTGAGCGCGCTGGAATTCAGATTATAGTTATGCAGTAATGGTGCCAAGGTACCGGCTATTTCCAGCCAGTCAAAGGCTCCTAGAAAACGCGGGGTACTAACAAAATCCTTACAGAAGGAATAGATGTTGTAATATCTGGCCGACACCGGATATCGGAAAGGATCTGCCGGATCAAACATGGGATACCTCTCCATATATTCAGGATCCGGGAAAGGGAAATCTCCCACGACAATGCCTTCCGGATCATTTTTCCCAGGGGGAGGGTACAACAGTCTGGCACGCTGGTAAGGGATATGCTCCAACCTTAGTAGCTTTCCCCGCCCGCCAATACGGGGCGCACGGTTGCGGACAAACTTGATAAAGAAGCCCTGCATGTGGGTGAGATCAACCAGACAACGGTGCATACAAATCCGATAATCCCAGGAAGACATGTCCGACTCAATATCAGGTGCAAGCACCCATTTTTTGTAGAAACGGTTGTCCGTATCATCAATTGCATCCTCATAGAACCGGGGACCGTCCCCCCATTGCAGACCGGCAATCTTGCCAAGAATACCCTCGCCGGCATAGAACCGATCAAGCAGGCGCATGACCTCTCCGGGCATATCATTGTTATCCCCCATCGGAACGATATCATATCCGGCCACACTCATTTTCCTCGTGAAACAGGTGTTACGGTTATGGTTCAGCATGATACTGGAAGGTTCCCATCCCTTACCACGTCCTGATATGTCAAAGGAATAAAGCGATCCATTGCCGGGGTCCACAAAGCCGAAATTTCCGCTACGTCTTACCTCCATATTACAAAACTGTTTTCTGTCCGTTAAATTCCACTACCAGAATCTGCCAGCAGTTCAATGCGTTGCCTGTTTCCGTATCGACAAGAAACAGTTTATGACTGGCATTCTCTATTTTTTCATCAGAAGCCTTGGAACGAAGCCTGGCCGCTTTCAAAAACACCAGATCACCGCCAGACTGTTTCTGACGGTTGTATTTCCGGAATTTGATACTGAATGTCCCTTCAGCTTTGCTCACCGCTTTCATCTCCTCGACTGCGGTATATAAATTAATTTGTCCCATATTCGCTATTTTTCAAGCAAATATGGGACAAATGCAATATGGGATAAAGGACAGGACTACTTGCTTTGTGGATGCAATTTCTCTATCAGTCCTGCATAGAACCGAAAGAATTGCACCAAATCCAGATTTCTTTTCAAATTGTCCGGTTCCATCAACTCAAAGTCATCCAACAGAATATCCGTCAATTTCTCCGTATGCTCCCGAAAGGAACCGGGCTCATGATCCTGTATATTAGCCAGCGCATCTATCACTTGATCTGTTATGACAGCATTCGGGTTAAATCCTTCTTCTTTCATTTCAGGCCTCCTTCCAATATCTTAGGGTTTGTAGATTCACAGAAACGGAACTCGCCGCGTATTGGATAAATATGAACTATGAAGACAGTATTATACGGATTCTTATCGGGATAGACCTCAATATGTATATCATTGTTTCTGGAAACATCCACACGAAGCGGTTTGGTTCTTGGAAACTCTTCATCCAACATGGACGCTTTGGCACGAACACTCTCAATAAAGGCATCACGTGACAGTTCATCAGGAATCAATACATGAGTGAAAGTGGAAATCCACTGGTTCATAGCCCTGCCTTTATTGTTGACAGACAGGTAAGTTTTGGGCTCATCAATAAAGAATTTCATCTCATACCTCCTTTCCAAGCAAGATGTAACGACACAACAAACCAAGCCAGGCAAAGCAATGCAGGAACAGCCGACACAAAACCGGCACATACCAATGCAGAAAAAGCTAAGGAAGCATGAGCCATAAGGCACACCTGACGGTTAGACACTGATTCTTCAAGTACGGAAGAAAATAATTGATTTTCACGGTTCAGCCACATAGTTAGGACTGACGATTTGCTCACGACATTTATGTCGGTAGCAGGAATTGAAACTGTTTGTTTCATACGGATTGATTGCTTTAGCGTTTCGGCAATAATAGAACGCAAGAACGGCCGCCGTTTCCCGAGTTCGCTAAAACAATCAATCCGTAGTCACTCCGTAGAGCAATTAAGTTGATGGGAAAGGCAGCCGTAACTTTTGCACAACAAGTTGTGACTTCTACAATCTCCTATATATCATTTTGCTGACATCTGCAAAGTGAATCTGTATGGGCATAAAAAAAGCCCATTAAACTATCATGAGCATTAACCGCGCTCTACGTTCCTGACCAACAGGATTGAATTGTTTTAGCACTGCAAATATGAGAATTATTTTTTTATCCACAAACTTTTTGGGATTTTTTTTGAAGGCGGAGCACTGCCAGTGCCATGAAGGTAAGAGAAGCATGAGCCATAAGGCACATCTGACGGTTAGTAAACTTTCTTCCGAAATGAAAATTCTCTGATTTCAGTCATATAGCTGACCTCTCCACTGCTCTTACGGATAACGATAAATAATTAAGTGATTAAGAAACAACCACAAAAAAAGCCCCGAACTTAAATGGTACGAGGCATAAAATCTTAAATGTCATTCATTTATAGGTACATAAAATGTAGTTTTTGACGGAGTATAGATACCACAAGTAATAACCTCCAAAAAACCATTTAAAAAAGTATGGTGGTTTTTGATTGCATACTTCTGACGATCCCCAACATATTGCTTGATATCTTTCTTGTTTGATGCTGGTGATATCAACCCGAAAAGAAAATGATTGTTTGTCTTTGAGTTCAAAACTCTTTTAGGTTCGTCAATCTCCATGCCACCTACATACAATTGAGAACTATAACATGAAGACAACAATAAAGATAATGTGCTAACTAATACTAAAAGCATTACTTTTTTCATGATTTTGTTTTTTACGAGATTATTATTTAATTGGATCAGCAAATGTACTGATAATATCCAACATCCCGAATTTCCTAGCGGATTTTTATTACCTTTGCTGATGCATCAAAAATATGAACCATGACAAAAGAACAGGAAGATTTCAAGCAGTTACAAAAAGAAGTAAGCCTTATTTGTATGCACCTTTATCAGATCAAAAAGTTGATAATAAACAGTCTAATATTCCTTTTGCTTGGCCTGATAACAGGACTTCTGTTATAAATGCACATCCTGTTCACAGATTTCAATATCAGGCAGCCAAATCCGAAACATCTTTTTTACCTTGTTTACACAGCATTATATCAGTATAACAGCTACTGTAATTCACACAGGCATTGAATTCCACTTTCACACAATCCTTAAAAGGATTACCGATTGAGGGATTATCCCCAATCCAACTGCATAATTCAAGAATGGAAGATTTATTGGATGTAAAATACACAAACGAATGCTCCTTCAGAACATGCAGGACATTCAGATAATCAGCCAGATGCCAGTACATTTTATATGTTCCGACTTCTGTACTTAAATAAGGGGGATCAACCAGGAAAACCACCCCCGGAACATCCTTGTAACGTTTGAACACTTCCTTATAATCCTCACTGACAATGGTTAGCCCTTCCAGATAATCCTTCGCATCGGAATAGTCAGTCCGGTGGATAGTGTTATAAAACGTTTCTTTCCTCATATTATCCAGATTCAGCACATATTTCATGGAAAACAACAGGGATGACGACAATGTGATATAATCAACGTAGCCATGTTCCTTTTCCTCCTTTTCAATACGAGCCAATATTCTTTCACGGGCTTCACCGGTTATACGTTTCTTTCTGGGGAGTTCCGCTGTTATCCTTCGCAAATCTGCCAGCAACTGATTGGTATTCGGTATATTGTCAAGCCGTTGCCGGTAGTTGTCGAAATCATTATATACCACAACAGCATCAGGTCTTACCCGTTTGGTGATGTGGGACAGCAGCCCCGATCCGCCAAAAAGATCCACAAAAACGGTACTGTCTGGGAATCGGTCCAATACTTTGATGAATTCTTTGGCAAACATACGTTTCTGCCCCACAAACGGAAGCGGGGCAGACAGATACATATTTCTCATGTTACTTTCCATTTAAAAAAACGCCGCAAAGATCTTCTGAATTTATGAGAAACAGGCAGGATCAGGAGCGTTACCCACTGCACGACATATGCAGCAGATCAGACATTCAGTTCGAAACGGACAGTCTCGTCACCGGCAAGCAGTGCACGGGTACCTGGGATATTGTTCTCGTAAATATGTACATTTCCCAGGTAGAGGGTGATCGACTTCAGGGGAAGTTCTATCTGCCGTGCCATCAGGTACAGATGATAAATGTCAGCAGGCAATCCGAGATTTGCATCACTGCTGCGCTGGTATGCGGACAACACCAGTTCTCCATTGTCAATCTGAAACTGCACCAAGCTCAGGCAGGGCGTCTGGTTGCTTTCCACACCGGTCTCACCCAGGAAAAGCACATAATTCTTACTGTTACGTTTCTCCCTGTTGATTTTGTCTATGAGTGGCGGCAGCTTCTCAAAATAGGTGGGATAAGAGTTCACAAGAATGGATCCGCAATAATCCCACCAATTGATGCCGGCCTCTCGGTACTTCTCCACGTTACGTTCCCCCTGCATGAACAGCTGGAGCTCGCTACGGAGCTTCTTACGGGCAATATTATGCCCCTCAAAGATATCCAACAGATCCGCTGGTGTAAGTACCAGAACCTCATTCAGAAGGTACTGTATGTTCCCCTTCCTGTTTGATTGCGTTTTTCCTGTGGCAAGTATCTTGTCCAGTACCTGATAATACTTGTTCATAGCCATTCCTCCTTATAAAAATGAAACATCCTAAAGATAGGAGAAACAGCACAGTTCGCCTGATAAAACGGTCCGCTCATACTGCAAACGTCTTACAGTCACTCCGAAACCGCTTAACCAGGGCATAAATCGTTCTCTCGCTGACCGAATATTTTTCAGAAAGCACGGCAACGACATAAGATACTTTCTCTCCTTGGCTTGTCCGGTACATGTATTCCGAATATAACTCCACATACTGGACATCCTCCAGACGGACACCCGCCTCCTGCAACTTTTTCAGCAGCTCACGATTAAAGTTTATTATCTCTATCACTTTCATACAATAATATTTGATTATCTTTGCGCCATCTCACTCACATAACATACAAAATGCGTCACACCGCAGCAGAGGGTATTTGCCCCCGGCTGTGCGGTGTGACGCATCTTTGTGTAAGTATGTGGGTGAGATAACTACTTACAGGCCGGGGGTTCTTTTTCGCCTTCCCCCGCAAGGCATTTCACAAGATCCAGTGAAAAACCATCCAAAAAATGACTGATTTTCCCCTTATTTTCGTATTTATCATTCAAAATGTGCGTATTTCAGCCTTGAATTTTGCTGTAAGAGCACATAAATATCTAGTTTTCAATAAATAACACCATAGAACCAAAATCTTTAAAACCATGTCTTTTGTTTCCGTGCGGGCCGCTCAGAAGTCCCGGGGCAATTGCCCCGGGCAATTTTCGTGAAATATGACAGAGAAAAACGGCGGGATGCCTGGTACGGACAGAAATCACTCCTCAAAACCGGGAATATAGGGATTTGCATTATTGCCACGGGCAATACGGACAATGCGACGCCAGTTTCTGCGCATCATCAGGTATTTGAAAGCGTCACTGAAATTGGTAGAAAACATGGGAAGTTTCTTCGGGGCAAGCTTTTCACTCTTCTTGATCTTGAACACCACCTTGGTTTCACCCTTATAGCGGATGCCGGCTGGGGCTTTCTCAACGCTGCTGACCATTTCACGGCAATTCACCGCATCAACCAGCAATCGGGGCAATTGCCCATTCTCTCCCTTCATCAACTCCTGCATGAATCCGTATTCCTCCGACTGGGGGATGATACTCTGTCTGCGGCTCATCAGAATGACGGTCCATCCGGTCCGCCGGCCATCGGCATCCTTCTCTATGGCATCCTTTATCTTCCTGGCATAATCCTCCCCCTGTCTTTCAAAATTATTGCCGGCCCGGTCATAATACAACGACAGTTCCTTACATTCATGTGAAGCAAAGAAATCCAAGAACTGGTCAGCCAGCTCACGGAACCATCCGGGAGGTATCTCGAAAAAGTTTTTGTGGCATCGGTAATACGCTCCGTCTTCCTGCCCAATCACGAATGAAAGCATGTTGCCGAAGTCCATGCCGCCATCCAAAGGCTCGTCATGCCGCAGATAGCGCAACTCCCGACTATTTTCCGCCGGCTCCCCTCCAGGACTCCCGTCATAATACTTATGCCTTTGCCCGAATAATACATAGAAGCGGACATCACGCCGGAGACCGGGCCGCATACCCAGCACCGACTTGCAGAACTCATGCAGTTCAAGAGTACCTTGATATAAGTTTCGTATATATTCTGGGGTCAGGATATCAACATTGACCAGGGAGGATGCGTTAAGAAAAAAGGTTTGTCTGCGGCGCAATTTGCGCAAGGCCCGATCATAATAATCTATTTTCCTTTCCAGACGCGCCAGCACGGAGTGACTGGGATTGTCTTTCTTCTGCTCGCGCAGTTGCTTCAACAGCAGCCCGTTCCGTTCAAAAGCCGCCTGTACAATCAGAATTATACGGTCTGGATCCATATTGGGTGCATAACGGAAATACCAGTCATATTCCCCCTCGTTGACATCCGGCATATCAGTGGTGATCGTCAGACCAAGAAACAGATGCGATGCCCCGTAAGTGAGAGAATCGCCACGTAGAACAGGCATGGCACGGTTCACCTTCTCGTCCTTGTCATATTTTGACTCGTCATAAAACAGATGGACCACCGATTTGCCGGCAAGCAGTGAAGGGTTATCCAGCGAACCCATAAAAATAACACTGCCATTCCAGAAGGAATAGCAGTTCCGGTAATCATTGACAATTATGGAGCATTTCGCCTTCCAGGAGGCTGGCGGTTCCTTTCCACGGATATAATGCACCCCCTCGTACAGCCCCATCATTTCCCATCCCTTCTGTACGGCGGGCATGATGTTGTCCTTCAGATTGGCATAAGTGTTGGCGACAAAGGCGAAAGGCGCACCGGGCATTTCCCAGATACACCTGTATGAACGTCTGGACTGTATGACCGTACTCTTGGACATACCACGCCCGGCTATGACAACCAGAATGGTCGTATCCACGAAATCGGTCAGCATCTGGACATTATGGCTGAATTTTACATCCACATCCTCATCATTCGCTATCTTCCTCGCTAAATTCCTCGATATCATAAATCATACGTTTTTTCAAATCAAACTTTCTTATCCGTGCGTCCTCTTTCAGATTATCACGCACAGCAATAGGTATCTCCGGTATCGAGTCGATGAAACCCTCCAGTTCCTTTCTATCAATGGCGGGAACGCCCAGATCCTCACGGCTGGCCGTATAGATATCAACCTTTTTCTGGTTTAGAAGCTCTTCCGGTATCTCCGCCTGTTCCTTCCTGAAGCATCTGCGGTATTCACCGGCAAGTTTCAACAAGGCCCTTGCCTCCTTGATCTTGCCGGCCAGGAAAGCGGCGTCCGCCCACTTCTCGGCACGCTCGGCATACAGGGCAGCAAACGCCTCCGGACGGATGTTGTCTTGGGTATAGAAAAAATTGATGCTGTCATTATACACCTGCCGGGCCATCCAGTCTGACAGGCTGTACGGTTCCGACTTCAGCAGCCTGATTATTCCTGCCTTTGTCACCATCCTGCCGTTAGTGAAACGCATCCTGGCACGCAGACCACGTACCATCTCCATTAGAGAGAAATACTCCCTCTCTTCCGGACGCAAAGAATCCAGCGTTCCGGTGGAAAGAATGCGCTGGATCTGATTCAGATCAACCTTTTCAAAGTCCACTCTTGAAGGTCTGACCGGCAATTCACTCATATTCATCCATATCTTTTAACAGATTCTCAAACAAACGGCGTTCCTGGATCTCCGTTAGCAGCTTAACGGCATCAATATTCCCGTCCTCAGCTGCTTCGTGCAGCTTTATCTCGGGAGCGGCCCGTGAGACAAGCACGCCTTCACGGATCAGCCCTCGAATGGTGGTTCCTGGAATACCGGCGTCATATACAAAAAGAAAGCATTCAGAAGCGTCAAGGCCAAGATAGGCGGCAATATCCTCCGGCGCATAACCTAAAGAGGCCATGCGGCGAACATCATTTTTTTGCTCTCCAGTTAGAGCCAGGCTGTCAGGGGGAATATCATTCATAAGATAATTTGTTCAAACATTCTTCTAGGTACGCCAACTCGCATTTTTTTGCAGACAGTAAATGGGCAAACTCGCCACGGTCACAAGGGTGGGAGAAACGCTCCATTTTCAGGAGTAGCCCATTGATCCCGTCCTCCAGCGTCCCCTTCCGAAATATCAGTTTTTTTTTCTGTTTTCCAGTTCCTTTTCGGCGGCCGATTTCATAGATTCCCATTTATCCACTGCCGCCAATGCCTTCGCACGTTCCTCCTCACCTTCAACGGTTTCAAGCTTCTTCTTCCATTTGGACACGTTGCTGGCCGCATTCTTACGGATATTCATCACCTCAAGATCACTTTTGTTGGAAAGCTCGTCAGAAGCTAGATAGACGGCAATACGGGGATGTTTCCCGAGCAGCACATGATTGTCACGGTAATATTCCAACTCCTCCCAGATACTCCGGTCCTCCAGGTAATTCTCCACAGTTGTTTTGGCTATGGCAAATGCCTGTTCCAGCTCAACGTCATCCGGCAGTTCCCCCAGTTCCCTGAAAGTTTTTAGATAAAGGTCATAGGCCGTGAACATATCGGCAACCAGTATTTTCAGTACATCCGGACAATCCGGAGAGTTGAGGAAGGGGAAACGGTCACGGAAACGGATCACATTTTCCACAACCGGGGTGACAGGAACATTCACTGCGGTTTTCTCAGCCTTGATCTCTTCCACCACTATAGAAGCTGAAGATATGTGGGGAGAGTCCACTGCCTTCCGTTGCATTGTCCTGAAAGCCGTTTCCGAAATTCCGGCAAGCTTGCGCAGTTCTTCCATCAAGGTGGCACGAAGCAGGTCTGTTTCGGCATTCCGCCGGAAAGTGGCTTTCAGCATCAGATTAAGCCCGTACTCCTCGTACAAAGCAATCCCCTCACGATACGGACGGGGACCGCTCAGATAAGCAATAATTTTTTCTTTCATACGATAAAATTTACAATGTACCATACAAAGAAAAAGCCCGGCAATTGCCGGGCAAAAGACAGGTCGAATAAAAACAGCTTTCAATAAGAAAGTCTGAGTGAACCTATTTTTTGAGAAATGTCTTTCAGCGCATGATTGAATCTGTCCAACTCCTCTTTCAGTTCCCCATGGATGTGGTGAACACTGTTAATACTATATTGCCGCATCTGATCAAAACTGCGCCACCTCGTAATACTTGAAGAAATAATACAATGCCACCTTATGCCATTTGGTCAGGTCCTTGTCTCCGGAAAGTATGGACGATACCGTACATTTGTCAATCCCGGTATAATTACTCAGGTGCTTGGCCTTCAGCCCTAATTTTTCCATACGTTTCCTGACCCATTCGACAGTAATGCCGTCAATATCCTTGCGGTCAAAATTAACAGCGGAAACTGTCAGTTTCCAGTCTTCCGGAATCTCACCTTTAAACATTTCCCGGACACGCTCGTGAAGTTCCTTTTTGGAAAGGAACTGTCCATTCACCAGATCCTTCTGCTCCGCACGGACAATCAGACGGCCTTCGGAGAAGGAAACAATTTCAATTACAATATGCGCCATACGTGCATACTGTCTGGCAAACTCATCAAGTCTCTTTTTAACCTCTGGAGAAAGAGGAAGTAAATCCAAATTTTTCATACTGCATCAATTTACGATTGATTATCGGAATATTTGTTTTTAATCTGTAAAAGGAAGGGCCGAAGCCCTTCCCGTCACAATTTGACAAGTCTTAAATGCGTCAGGTCGAAAATCGCGATCTGCCTGTTTTCACGTCCGAAGCGCTTGGCTGCTTCCAGATCTGTGAAAATCCGGATGCTGTCGAAATAAAACTGTCCGTTTTCTTCATTCAGCCATCCGCCGACTTTCCTTTCGTGCTCTAAAGCATGGTTAAGAACTCTTCTCAGACCATCTTCCCCGAAACTGTCCTGAGTTTCAAGATAAGCGACTGAGATGCCTTTTGTGACCTTTTTTAAGGTTGTAAGGTCAACCGTGAACCCTTCCGGGTTCTGTCTTGCTATCTCCTGGATAGCCTTGAACAATTGTTCCATAATTAAAAGAACTTATGCGGACGTCACCCGCGTTTGTTATGACACTGCAAATATACGAAAAAGTTTGTTACTAGCAAACTTTTTCGTATATTTGAATAATAAAAAAAGCGGAACCGAAGCCCCGCTTTCCTGAAATAATGAAACCTCACTAAAATAAGAATATGACTTATGCCTGATAACGGCTCTGCTCAATCCATGTACATGTACCGGAACCGGATTCAAAAGCCTGAAGGGTTATCTGGCTGCCCGGACTAGCGGTGAAGGTTTCTCCGCCACGCAGCAGGAACTGGCCGCCGTGAGCAATTGTCGGAGCCACGCCTGACGCTACACCCAGCAGGGTCATCACTGCACCATGCCGTCCGCCGGTCACTTTATTTATTTCCGCTTCACCACCCTGAAGCTGATATTGCCCTTCCGCCGTAAACGGGATGGTAGTGGCAGACGCGCTCACACTCGCCACCGGTTCTTCCGAAGGAACAGTACCCTTATAAATGGCGATGTCATCCCCTTTACTGATCTGGGTAAAAGTGAATTCAGAGGAGTTGGCATCCTTGTTACCGGTATAATTGACTCCCATCTGCATGGGATTGCAGGGAGAACCGAACAGATCCTTGTCCTGACCGTCACAGTAGCTCATTATCACGATACATTTCCGACCGAGCCAGTTGGTCTTGAACTCACGGACCGCCTGCTTGTTTCCCGGATGGTTCCCCTTGACCGTAGGGGTGAAACCAAGTGCGTCAGGATCTCCGTCTGTATTGCTTGTAACCTCCACGGTACCGGGAGTGAAATAGATGTCAGTAGAATAACATCCAGGCTTCAATTGTATGTTCTCGGTCATCAACACACCGGCCGAGTCACGTGCCGGGAACACCAGAATATCATCCACATCAATGATACTCATCATGTCGCGCGGGTTGATCCCTTTACCCGGATTACCTTCCGGGCGCTTCACTGCTCTTTTAACGTATGCCATAATTATAACAATTTAAAATGAATAACAGGGGCGGATTACTCCGCCCGTAAATTTAACCACGTGCCACCTCATAGAATTTGCCACCTGCATAAGTCAGCATGATAAATTTGCCGGCGCTGAGCGTCATGGCATCAGTCAGGACAAAATTACCACTATTAGCGATAGTGGACGCATTCGTATTCCCGGCCCCGTGAATGGTATACACCTCACCTTCCACCGCATCTGTGAAATTCGTGATGGCCGTCGCTTTGGTATTGGGTCCCGTTACGAACACCGTGGCACCCGCCAAGGATGGAGTGGTTGCATCGTTGGCGAACTGTAATGCACCGGAAGCTGCCGTATCACGTCCGATTTCGATGAATTTCCCGTCAGAACGTTTCATCAGACGTATGGTGTCCCCTTTCTTCGGTATCCAGTCGGCACTGATCAAGCTGAACTTATCGGATTTGGTGATCTTTACCCCCTTGTCCTCGCTGCCACACTTGATGGTGACAATTTTACCTACTTCGGCGTTCTCAATATCCGTAATGGTGAACAGGCTGGTGTTGGCCACGGTCTGTACACTGGTATGCAGGGCTACGTTCGGGTTTTTGTCCTTCTCCCCGTCAATGAAGGAAGATGCAGGCCGGTCATACTCGTTACAGAAGATCATCTGGCGGCTGCCGTCCATATCCTCTTTTTTCGTATATTTGAAACCTACCGCACGCGCCCAGATGGATTCCTTCCACAAGGACCATACCTTAAGCGTCCAGTCTTGTTGTTCCAAGCTGAAATTTGTCATTTCACCGGCCACATGCTCGAAGCATTTGATATTGCCCTCCATCGTCCAGAAAATACGCTGGTGATTGTCTGCGTTCGGAATCGGAATCAGCTTCACAGCCGGATATTCCTTAACGTACATCATATTGGCCTTGTAATCCTGGTTCACACCATAGTGCAGCTCGTTGTATTTGTGATACCATACTACCATATAGCTGGGAAGATACAGGGCCAGCTGCCCGCTGTCACGGTACACGGCAGGAATCATTCCCGTACCCTGGAACAGTTTCTCACCGATATTGGCTTCCGTGATCTCACCCAGCACAAACGGCTTGATCTGGTAAACGGTCTTCCCGTTATTAATGTCAATGAAACCGTCAACCTTCTTTCTCAGCCATTCATAAAGCCCGTCGGCCGCTTCCATGGCGCGTCCCGGCTTGTTAAGGTCAGGATCCTTGCGCACGCCGTTGATACGGCGCAGTTCACGCTCGTTATGCAGCTTCTTGGCTGTTTCCGCCAGAATGTATTCAATGAACGACCATTTGATCGCCTGTGATCCTTCCTTGTTGAGAGAGCCGATCCAGGTCTTTTCCAGCTGCTTCAAGTCACGGAACTTATGGGCGAACATGACACTGAACATACGCAATGTCTCGTTGTCGAACTCATATTCACCTTTGGTCACATTGTCGAAATCACTGGAGGTGTTGTCAGCCTGCGAGAACTCACCCAGCCAAATGTTGACCAGAGTGGCCAGATCCTGATATCCGCTCTCCACCGGGAAGATGCTCTCGATACTGGGGAGCTTGGTCAGGAATGACTGCAAACGGTCCTGCCAGCGGATGCGGTAGAACGCACCAAGGTCCTCCTTCAGACGGCCGTAATCCACGGAACTTTCCGCACGGACCTGAATATTGATTCCCTGATTTGCGAGCAGAGCGGCACGGGCACGCATGTTATACGGACGATCCAGCGCGAACATCTCACCCTGCATACCTCCAAGCTGCTTGTCATCATCCAGGTTGAAGGCACCGGCACCCGTATTTTGTTTCAGACCGGCACCCGCACCATGGTCCGGCTCCGGCAATGCGCTCAGTACCGAAATCTTCTGCTTCAGCTCCGCTATTTCGGTATCTTTCCGGGTGATGGCCTGCGTCTTTTCCCCGTCTGTCTTTCTTATTGCATCCAACTGCTCCTGCAAGGAAGCCATTTCAGATACTTTCTGCGCCAGCAGACCACGAATCAGCGCCTCTCCCGAGTTCTCAACAGGACCGGCCTGCTGTTCCTCATCCTTAAAACCATTTTTCAACGCTTCCCCGAAAGGAGTTATGAACTTCTCATCGAAGCCAAGTTCTTTCAGCTTGGCTACATCATCGGCATCGAGGATATCCTTGTCCTCAGCCTTCTTCCACTCTTTCAGCCCCAGCAATCCAAGGATTGCGCCGGCAAAGGTGGACATTTTAGAATACTTTCCCATAAAAATAAAAATTTAAAAGATTTGATTTGTCTTGTTGATGACGGACTGCGCCAGAATCCAGCGCGCAGCTCCCTCCAAAGTGTTATAACCGTCCGCCAGTCCTTCCCTGACCGCTTCATCACCCATAAAGGTCGCCCCGCGGAACACGGGGGAGTCCTTGTCATAAGCGATGGAAAGGTTCTCCGAAACGGTCCGGCAGAACATCATGTGCAGTTTTGACAGCTTTTCCTTATAAGGTTCCTCGTTATTGTTTTCCGCAATCTCCCGGTGTTCCCTGTTTTTCAAGTCGGCCGAATCCGGGTAAATCTCCCGATAATCGATTCCTTCTTTTTTCAAGGCCTCCTTGGCATTATAATAGGTACCCACAACACCGATACTACCCACCTCGCACATCAACGAGCCAAGAAAGCGCTTGTCTGCGGCTGATGCCAGCCAAAAATGTGCGGAAGCACAAGCTCCGGCAATGTAAGCGACTACGGGTTTGGGACATTCGGATATCATTTTTGACGCATTGTCCAGACCGGTAATCATTCCCCCCGGTCCATTTATCCACAAAATGATGCCTGCAATACGGTCATTAGCTGTCGCCTGTGCAATATATTCCTGAAGGCGGAACGTCTCCCAGGCATAGAGCGTCCCTTCCAGCACAATAACGGCAACCGAATCGGAAGGAAGACCGCTGTCTTCCAAATTCCACCGCCCCACAAAATTCAGATCCGATGCGTATGCGGTCACGGTATCTTTTTCAAAAAATGCCTCTACCTCCTTAAAATTGCCGGAATGTATTGAAGGAAGGATCAGTGAGACCAGATTGTAATAATCCTCTCTAGCCATGGCCCATTTTTCATTGAATATTAACTGAATACGATTCATCCGTTCTTTTTTCCTGCAAAATAAAGAACAGATCCATCCATGAACAAGGACACGGAGAAGCGGTCATCACACCCGGTCATGAAAAGACCGTTTTTCCACATAAAAACACCTCCAAAAAGGACATGGAAAGGACAAAAAGACACGCTACGTTACATAAAATTATCTGTGTTTATATTCCCGAACGGAGGTTTTACGGCGCATCTTTCGCCGCCAGCGCTGGTAATCTTTCAGAAGTGCTTCCACGCTCAGACTCTCAATGCAATACTTCCGGAGAAAGTACCAGGCCGAATTGATGTAGTCTATACCATAGACATGTTTGTTTTCATCAAACAGGTCATGAAGCTCCGCACGCATCATTGTGTTTATTTTCCTGGAAAGTATTTTGGCTCCCCTCTCGCCTATATAATTATAGGTAGCCAAAGGTTTGCCACCCGGAAGGTGTGCCTCTCGGCGCTCCGGCAACACAAGCTCCAGATTTCCGCTATCCACAGGGCATCCGGCAGGACGTTTCTGCAAAAGATCATAGACGAAATGGTACAAATCAAGATCTGAAGGCAGGCGGACTACCTTGCTGTCCGGGGTTCCATACTTGCCTATTAGATATTCGGCTAAATAATTTTCTATCGTTATCTTCGTGGTAATCATATACTTATGTGTTTATACAAAAGTAATGATTTAAATTGAGATAGTCAAAGAACAACCGGCTAAAGATGGACCGGCTTCCAAAAGAATCATGAAGGCCGTTGCAACACCCCTTGAAAAACAAAGGGGGGATTTTCGTGCAACCGTACGATCTGATGACTGTCTCTTATACACATCTCCGAGCCCACGAGACTAAGGCGAA